TTCCCCCTCGTCCTGGTGCGCCGCGACCCTTCCTTCGGGAACTGGTCGGGTGACACCCGGTTCCTCGACGCAGCTCGCGTCGCGGTGCACGTCTTCTGCCAGGACCCTGACGGCGACGAAGACGCCGCGATCCTCTCCGAGGCCGTACGCGTCGTCATCCGCAACGCGTGGCTCTCGCAGAAGGTCGTCCCCTCGCGCGGCCACATCACACGGGTCGACCTCGCGTCCGCTCCTCGTCGGGTCACCGACTGGGCGACGTCGACCGGCCCGGTCCAGTACGCGGACCTTCCCACTGGTGTCTGGCGCTACGAGGCGACCTACGACATCGAGATCCGCAAGCCGCGCAACCGCCCGTACCCCATCCCGTAAGGAGACTCCTTCGTGGCCCTGAACGACAACGCCACTCTCGTCATTGGTAGTGGTAACTACCTGACCGCCCCGGTCGGCACCGACCTTCCCGACGACCTGCTCGTCCCGACCTCCCCCTGGTCGGCCGTGGGTCACACCTCCCTGGAGGACATCCTCTCGATCTCCTCGGAGGGCGGCGAGGCCACCACCATCGGCACGCTCCAGAACAAGAGCCTGCGCACCAAGTACAGCGCGCGGACCGAGACGATCGCGCTCACCCTCCAGCAGTTCGACATCGCCGGCCTGAAGCTGTACTACGGCTCCAACGCCCCGGTCCTGGCGAACGGCACCGTCGGTGTGCCGACCGACCCGACCCCGACCGTCACCGCGTTCCTCGCGGTGTTCGTGGACGGCGAGAACTACTTCGCGATCTACGCCCCCAAGGCCGAGATCTACCGTGCCGACGACATCTCGTTCGGTGACACGGAGTCCCTGGCCGGCCTGCCGATCGGCGTGAAGCCGATGGCCTTCGGCTCGAACACCTACACCTACGCGATCACCCCGCTTGGTGCAAGTGTCGCAACCGGCGCGACCGCTGGTACGCCTGGCTCCTTCACCCCGGACGGCTCGGTCGTCCCGGCCAACCTGGCTGCGCTGGCTTCGGTCATCGCTACGCCGACCTCGGCCTGGACCACGGGTCAGAACGTCATCCTCGGCGACGCCTCGACGGCGCACTGGGATGGCGACTCGTGGGTCTCCGGCTCGGCCTGATCAGTCCTCATCTGATCTTCCCCGCTGTGCAAGTGGTGCGGACCTCCTTGCACAGCGGGGGCCCTTCGGGGCTCTTCGCTCGACGGTCCGCGCTCTGTTCACCCCACCTACTTGGAGGTCCGCAACCCCATGGCCATCTTCTCTCTCGACAACATCCGTGCCGCCGCTGAAGCGAAGTACGGGTCCACTGACATCGAGCTCGGCGACGGCTTCGTCGCCCGCCTGCTCAACCCGCTCCGCCTGCCGAAGGAGAAGCGCGCCGAACTCCTGAAGGTCCAGGAGAAGCTCGACGGCGACGACGTCGACCAGGAGCAGGTGCTCGCTGACGCGATCCGCCTGGTCGCCGAGAACGAGACGGCGGCCGAGAAGCTGCTCGCTGAGGTCGGCTCCGACCTCGCGGTGCTGGCCCAGATCTTCTCCTCGTACAGCGACGGGACCCAGGTGGGGGAAGCCTCGGCCTCGGAGAGCTGATCGACAAGTACGGCGAAGGCATCTACCCCGACCTGCTGCTCCATTACGGAGTCGACCTCGCAGAGGTGATCGCAGGTCGGGGGCCCTCGCCGGCTCTTGTCCTCGCACTCGTGCAGGGGCTACCTGATACCTCGCTCACCATCGCCCTCGCGTCGGGCGGCCGGGAGCACCACGGCTGGGGCATCGACCGCCACATGCAAGCCGACATCTTCGACGCGATCAACCAGAACACCAGGGCCACCGGCCAGTGGGGCAAGGGCAAGGCGCCCAAGATCCCGCTGTGGCCCCGCCCCAAGCCTGCGAAGAAGTCCGCGGGTGTCGAGGGCAAGAAGGGTCGCCGCGTCTCCGTGGCTGATCTCTACAACAAGTTCAACGCCAAGCGGAGGTAAGCGATGCCCCAGGGACAGGTGATTGGACGCGTAAGCGTCCGCGTCCTCCCCGACACCAGCGAGTTCCGCAGCAAGACTCGCAAGGCGCTGGACAAGGAGGAGAAGAACCTCAAGGTCGAGGTCCAGGTCGTGCCCAACATGGCCGGCTTCGAGCGCCAGTTGCTCACCGAGATCAGCAAGATCAGCCAGCGCAACCGCCAGTCGGATGCGCGCAAGGTCAAGATCTACACGCGGATCGACACGAGCACCATGTCCGGCGAGCTGGCCAAGGCCATCCGGAAGTACTCCGACAAGGCCAAGACCGGCGCGAAGGTCCAGCTCCAGTCGGAGCTCGACGCGGGCGACATCAAGCTGAAGATCAGCGACCAGTCGCTGCGCGACATGACCAAGCAGCTCAAGGACTGGCGGGACAAGAACTCCCCGCAGACGATCAAGATCAAGCCGGACATGTCTGCCGTCAGCGGGGCTGCCACTTCCGCTCGCCTCGCGGCCCTGACCCGGCCTCGCACGGTCTCGATCATCCCCGAGCTGAACAACGCGGCTGTCGCCAAGGTGGCCACCGCCCTCGCCGCGCTCTCCGGTGTGCGTGTGCTGAACAACCTCTTCGAGAAGTTCGGCAACATCCTGCGGAACCTCGACAAGAGCGTGCCGATCATCGGCTCCCTGGCCTCCGCGATGGCCGGCCTCGCGAGCATGGCGCTCGCAGGCGCGAGCAACCTCTTCGCGCTGTCAGCTTCGCTGGCGCAGATCGGACCAGCAGTCGCCCTGCTGCCCGGCCTGATGGGTGGCTTCGCGGTCGGACTCGGCGTCACGATCGCCGCGTTCAAGGACTTCAACAAGGAGATCCCCGAGGTCAAGAAGACCCTCTCGGATCTTCAGAACACGATCAGCTCGAACTTCTGGGACAAGGCCCGCGAGCCGATCAGGGACATGGTCGACTCCCTGCTCCCCGCGTTCCGCAAGGGCGTTGCAGACACGGCCACCCAGCTCGGCGGGTTCTTCGGGTCCTTCGCCAAGAACCTCGGCACGTCTCTGTCCCCCGCGATGGGCCAGATGTTCGACGACCTGTCGAGCTCGATCACCATCGCGACCGGTGGGACCAAGTCCTTCGCCGACATCATCGCCACCCTCGGCAAGGTCGGCACCTCGTACCTGCCGCAGCTCGCCCAGTGGTTCGTCGACATCTCCGACCGCTTCGCCGACTTCCTCAAGAAGAAGGGCGAGAACGGGATCAAGACCGAGATCGACGAGGGCATCCAGGCCCTGAAGGATCTCGGCGGCGTCCTCTACGAGACGTACGGCATCCTCTCCGGGATCTCCAAGGCCGCGACCGAGGCTGGCGGCACGTCGCTGCACACGCTGCGCGACTCCCTCGCTGGCATCCACGACGTCGTGGACTCCAAGGGGTTCCAGTCCGGCCTGGTGGACGTCTTCAACGCGGCGCACGTCGCGATGAACAACATCGCCGGCCGATCCGGTCCGGCGGTCAAGGGCCTGTTCATCGAGCTCGGTCAGCTCATGACGACGATCCTGCCGCAGGCCGGCGAGATCATCGGCACCGCGGTTGGTGCCATCGCTGACGCGCTCAACCAGCCTGCCGTGACGCAGGGCATCACGGCCCTGTTCTCCGGCCTCAACGGAGCAGTGCAGGCACTTGCTCCCGCGATGGCTCCGCTCGGCCAGGCCCTCGGCGCGCTGATGCAGGTGGTCGGCGCGATGCTTCCCGCGTTCGGGCAGCTCGTCTCCGCCGCGCTCATCCCGCTGGCCGGCGCCTTCGCTCAGCTCGCCCCGATGATCGGTCCGATCGTCGAGCTGCTGGCCGGAGCGCTGACGTCCGCGTTCCAGACCCTCGCTCCGGTCATCGCGCAGATGGTCCCGCTCGTCGGCGAAATGCTCGGGGCTGCCTTCGGGTTCCTCTCCGAGCTCCTTCCCCCGATCGCCGACATCTTCAAGCAGATCCTCGCCGCGGCGATGCCGCTGGCTGCGGCGTTCATGGATGCCCTGGCCCCGATCCTGCCCGTCCTCTCCGACGCGCTGGGCAAGATCCTCGACGCGCTGAAGCCGCTGATCGAGACCGCACTGAAGATCATCTCGGCCGTCATCACGCCGCTTCTGCCCATGCTGTCCGAGGTCGTCCAGTCGGTTCTCCCGCCCCTGGCTGACGCGGTCATGCGTGTGGTCGAGGCATTGCAGCCCTTCATGGATGCACTGCTCGCGGTCGTGAACTTCCTGATGCCGATCCTCGTTCCGATCATCCAGTTCATCGTCGAGCTGCTGGCCGGCGCGCTGGTTGCTGCGATCAACGGAGTGGGCCTGGTCCTCGAAGGACTCAAGGAGTTCTTCGTCGGCATGTGGGACTACGTCTCAAGCTGGTTCGCCCTCTTCGTGGGGATCTGGCACGGCAACTGGTCCGAGATCATGGACGCTCTGGAAGGGATCTGGAACGCCATCCTCGGGATGCTGAAGGGCGTCTGGGACGTGATCCTCGGCGCCCTGGAGATCTTCTTCAACGTCGGCATCCTGGGCACCGCAGGCAAGGCCCTGAAGGGTCTGGGTGCGCTGTTCAAGGCCGGCTGGAAGGTCGTCGTCGACCTGTTCAAGGGCGCCATGGACTTCGTCATCGGCAGCTTCCGCTTCTTCACGACCGGCCTCGGAAGGCTGGCCCTCGACGGCATCAAGGCCGTGGGTAAGTTCTTCTCGGATGGATGGAAGGTCGTCACCGGCTACTTCCGCCTGGCCCTGACGGGCATCGGGAAGATCGTCACGGACGGCATGGCCTCGGTCGGCCGGTTCTTCTCCTCGGCTTGGACCTCGATCCGCACCGCCGCGGTGACGAAGCTCAACGCTCTGATCACCACGATCAGCGAGTGGATCGGTAAGGCCACAACCACGGTCGGCAAGCTGCCGGGCAAGGCCAAGGATGCGCTCGGCGACCTCGGCAAGACGCTGCTCCGTGCCGGTGAGGCGCTCATCAAGGGCTTCATCTCCGGCGTCAAGAACATGTTCAGCTCGGTCAAGTCCACCCTTGGTGACCTCACCAGCAAGCTGACCGACTGGAAGGGTCCACTCCCCAAGGACAAGGTCCTTCTCTACAACGCCGGTGTGGTGATCATCAAGGGCCTGATCAAGGGTCTTGAGTCCCAGTACGGCAACGTGAAGAAGTCCCTCGGTGACCTGACGGACCTGATCGGCAAAGCCAAGCTGAGCAAGTCAGTGACCGCAAAGGTCAAGGCCGACCAGAAGCAGTTGAACACGCTGCTCGCGTCGTACGACAAACTCAAGGCGAAGATCGACGACGCCAAGAAGTCCCTCGCGGACCTCAAGAAGGCGAAGTCCGACTACGCCGCAAGCATCGCCCAGAAGATCGTTGACGACGCCAACGTCACGAACATGGAGGGCGGCTTCTCCGGAATCCTGGAGCAACTGAAGCAGGCCGTGGACCAGGCGAAGCACTTCGCTGACGTCCTCGCGAAGCTGAAGAAGCTCGGGCTCAACCAGGAGATGTTCGACCAGCTCGCACAGGCCGGCCCCGAAGCGGGCATGGCTGCGGCCGAGGCGATCCTCGGTGCGGGCGCGGCTGGCGTCAAGCAGGTCAACGACCTGGAGAAGCAGCTCCAGGATGCTGCGGGCAAGGTCGGCAAGACCGCGTCCGAGGTCATGTACGACAACGGCATCCACATGGCTGAGGGCTTGGTCAAGGG